CCTATAGACTTCGAGTTATATATCAGTGGAGATCGTACTTTCTTCGGTGATATCGGCAAGAACGAACTTGAGGATAATTTTCGAGTTGGCAACACCCGCACATCGACATACGCGGCGGAATTGGATGAGTACATCACCTCTGTTTCCTTGACTCGGGCAAAGAATCGTATGGACACTGCCGTGGCTCCTGAAGGCATGTCTGCGGAACGATTTGAAGAACTTAAAAAATCTGCTTCAACGATGTCCAAGACATTGTCGAGGAGCAGCGAGGCGGTCGGAGAGTACCGAACGATGTCTCCGTTTGCACAGACTCGACACTTTGAAGAATTCACTCCGAAGCTGATCTTGCAGGAGGCGCGCAAGGCGGGTCTTGATGGTGTGATATTCCCCAACTACCAAGACATGAAGGACGTGCCTCAAAGACCAAGACTGATCACGGTCAAAAACATTTACGAGAAGGGCGTCAAAAAAGGCTTGAGTCAGATGGGCGTTAATGTTGTCAACCTCGACAGGATCGATGCAGTAGATTTCACTGACGGCTCACTTAAAACACTGACCCACAAGCACACAGGCAACGCGCACCGAAGCGCCCGTGCAGTATATTTTGCTGGAGAAAACGACAGCGTCACCTCTCCGACGAAGGTTCTCCGCCGTGCAAAAGGCGGTCCCGTAGACTTACGGCCCAAAAAGCTGGTACACTCCGGCATCGGCGCTATGGCAAGACAGGTGATGTGATGGCACAAGGACGAAGAAAAAAATCAAAAGTCAACGTAAGAGGGATTTCAAGTGGTCTTGGGGGCAGGCCCGGCACGCTCTCTGTTGGCGAAGTAAAACCGATGAACACTATGGCGGGTGCCTCTCCGGCGGAGCTTAGAGGTGGTGTACGCAAACGACGCAGGAAGTCGAATCTAACCGGGAAGGTCGCCGGGTTTGATAACCCAGATCCCCGCGCCGAAACGCGAGGAGAAAAACAGCGCAAGTCCGACCTGAAAAGAATCAGAGAAATCAAGCGCCGTCAAAAGGCACAGGCGCAGCTTGAAAAAAGTAAACGAGGCAAAACCGGAAGAGGTCTCGCTGGCAGGTCGGAAGGTGTCTACAAGATGATGGGCAGTGATCTGGATCCTGTCGCTCTGATGAAAGCTCAACTGGAGGGTTCGGGCAACCTCCAGCCAATGACACCTGCTTATTCGGCGGGAGCAGGGCGGAAAAGAAAAGCGATGGGCGGCGCGGTCATGAAAGCTCGTGGCGGCACGTTCAAGGGCGTATTCTAATGGGCAAGATGAAGGACAAGGCCATCAGGGAAGAGGACGAGATGCTGGCGAAACTCCGCAAGCGTTTCTACGATCCGGGTCCGGGGCAAACCGATTACTCGGCGCAGATGTCCTTCGAAGAATACATCAAACGGATTGATCCTCCTAAAAAAGCTGCCGGCGGCATGGTCAAGGGTTTCAGCCCGATTGCCCGCCCACAAAAGTTCAAGGGTGTCTTTTAGATGGACTTGCGTCAGACGCGCATCAATGCCTTGCTCAGAGACCGTTCGGAACTTACCGAACGGCAGTTCTTGGCGAAACAGCGAAAAAACTTCAAATATGGCTCGAAAGAGTACAATGAACTGACCAAGATGATCAAGAAGATAGACGCGCAAAGCAAGGGCAAGGCTCGTGGCGGCGCTGTAATGAAAGCCCGTGGCGGCACATTTAAAGGAATCTTTTGATGAAACGACCAATTACCGTACCCAGAAAGAAAAAAACCGGAGTTACCAAAGGACGTAACAAACCAAGAGAATACCCCAAAGGTAAACCAAAGTCGTATATCACTGGTGCTGGTGGGTTTAATCCAACTGCCAAACGTGCAATTCCTTTAGCGAAAAAAGATTTAAGAAGTCCTAGGGAAGCCAGAAGAAAAGCGGCACAAGAGTATCTTGCAATGCACGATAAACCGAGTCGAGGTAGAAATATCTCTCGACGTGGCGGCACATTCAAAGGAATCTTTTAATGGCACTTCCCCCGCAGATGGTTGACATGGCGATGGGCGCTGGTGGTCCGGCGACCGAGATGCCTGAAGAGTTGATGATCGAACTTCCCGAGGAGAACATGCTCCCTGACGGTATTGAGCTTGCCGGTATGGAAGAGGCGGTCGAGGTTCAGACCGAGATGTACGACCACAACGCAAATCTTGCGGAGATTCTTGACGACTCTGTTCTTGGCACGTTGTCTTCCGAGCTTCGCGACAAGGTTGACGACGACAAGGAGTCGCGAGAGGATTGGGAAGAGGCGATTGCCAAGGGCTTGAAGCTGCTTGGTGTGAACTACGAGGAGCGCAACGAGCCGTTCCTTGGTGCAAGTGGTGTGCACCATCCGCTGTTGAGTGAGGCTGTCACGCAGTTCCAAGCGCAGGCGTACAAAGAAATGCTGCCTGCTGGTGGTCCTGTGAAGACGCAGGTCATTGGCGCGGCAACGCAGGTCACTGAAGACCAGGCGCAGCGCGTCAAGGACTTCATGAACTACCAGATTACGGAGATCATGGAGGAGTATGACCCGGACACGGATCAGATGCTGTTCTATCTGCCGCTGACGGGTTCCACATTCAAGAAGGTCTACTTCGACGCCAGCAAGCAGCGGGCTGTTTCGAAGTTTGTTCCGGCGGAGGATCTGATTGTTCCCTATTCGGCGAGTGACTTGAATACCGCCGAGCGTGTCACGCACGTGGTGCGTATGACCGAGAACGAGCTTCGCAAGCTACAGGTCGCTGGCGTGTATCGGGACATTGAGCTTCAAGCAGGAGATGAAGACGATGATAGCTCGATTAGGCAAACTGGTAACGAGTTGCAAGGTGTCCGTCCATCATATGGTGACGATGCTCACACACTACTTGAAATCCATACTGAGATCGATCTCGAGGGGTTTGAGGACATCGACGAGGGCGGTGAGCCTACGGGGGTTAAACTCCCTTACATTGTCACTCTGGATGAAGATTCAGGACAGGTTCTCTCGGTGGTCCGAAACTATCGACAGGCGGATCCACTTCGTAGAAAACGACAATACTTTACTCATTTTAAGTTTCTGCCTGGGTTTGGGTTTTATGGCTTTGGGCTGTTACATACTATAGGTGGACTGTCACGTGCAGCGACTTCTATCCTCCGTCAACTTATCGATGCGGGCACTCTTTCGAATCTGCCTGCTGGCTTCAAGGCTCGTGGTGTTCGTATTCGCAATGACGATGAGCCGCTTGCTCCTGGCGAGTTCCGTGATATTGATGCTCCCGGTGGTGATCTTCGGAATGCTCTTATGCCCCTTCCATACAAGGAACCTTCTGGGACACTTGCTCAACTACTGGGCGTTATCGTCGATTCAGGAAGACGATTTGCCCAAGTCGCAGATGCAAAAATCGCGGATGCTAACGCACAAGCACCCGTCGGAACCACAGTTGCACTGATCGAGCAAGGATCGAAGATTATCTCCTCGATCCACAAGCGTCTTCACTACGGTCAGAGGCAGGAGTTCCGTCTTCTCGCTGAAGTGTTCGCCGACAACCCAATGCCATACCCATACTTCGTCGGGCAAAACATTCCGCCGGAGATCATGCAGCAGGACTTCGATGGTCGCGTGGACATCCTGCCTGTATCTGATCCGTCAATCTTCTCGATGTCGCAGCGCCTGTCGCTGGCACAGACACAGATGCAGTTGGCTGCACAGGCTCCGCAGCTTCACAATCAGTATGAAGCCTACCGGCGCATGTATGATGCATTGGATGTGAAGAATATTGACGCTATCTTGCCACCGCCGCAACCGCCGCAGCCTATTGATCCGGCGACGGAGAACGCGAATGCTGTGAAGGGCATGCCGCTTCAAGTGTTCCCAGAGCAAGACCATGAAGCGCACATCATGACACACGGCATGTTCTTGTCCTCGCAGGTTGGCGGCGCCAACCCGCAGGCGTTCATGCTGCTGCTGTCACACGTGCAGGAACACATTGGTATGCTGGCACGTGACCAGGTCATGGCGTTCTTCCAAGAAGCTGGCAAGCAGGCAATGGCCGCAGGTGAACCGGTGCCGCAGATTGCGCCAGACCTTGTCGAGTCCACTGTAGCGCAGCAGACCAGTCAGATCATGAAAGAGATCATGCCGATGATCCAGCCTGCACAGCAGCAGGATCCGCTGGTGGCTATCCGCCAGCAAGAACTGGAGAACTCGCAAATGGAAGTTCAGCGTAAGATGGCGAATGACCAGATGGACTTCCAGATGGACCAGGCCAAGCTGCAACAAGCCTATGAGTTGGCCCAGCAGCGGCAAGCCTTGCAGGAAGAAATTGCTGCTGCACGGAACGATGTCAACGTCTACCGCATCAACACACAGGCTGCACTGTCGAGGGATAAATGATCCAAGCACTGATTGGACCTATCGCTTCTCTGGCCGGCACATGGCTTGAGGGCAAGGTCGAGAAGACCAAGGCCGAAACTGGCGCCAAGGTGGCGCGGGCCAAGGCCGAAGCCATCATCATGGAAAAGAAAGCTACGGGCGAACTAGACTGGGATCTGGAGATGGCTCGTGGCAGTCAGTCGTCGTGGAAGGACGAGTGGCTCGTAATTTTGTTCTCGGTGCCCCTGGTGCTTTCATTTATCCCCGGCATGGAGGGAGTGGTTGCAAATGGTTTCGAACAGTTGGGCAAGATGCCGGATTGGTATCAATATTCCCTTGGTGTTATTGTTGCTGCTTCTTTTGGCGTACGTTCAGCTACCAAATTTTTTGGTAAAAAATAATGCCGATGTGGGATATGCACAATCGCACAACACCGGAGCAAGCGAGGATTAATCGTGGCCGAAGTAACAATGGAAAGATTCCTGCGGTGGAAGATACTACCGCGCCTGATGATGATTATGATGTCAATATCCGCTTGGCGGGTAGTGGAGTGGTTTATGACTCTGCCGGATCCGACGCCAGCGCAGGCGGGACTGGTGAGTGTAGTCACGGGGGCCATGACCGGTGCATTTGCGGTATGGCTGGGGCACGAAAAGGAGAAGTAGATGGCACGGCCACGGATTAGGCAGTTTGCTGACGATCTCGGAATAAGTTATGATGAAGCCAAGGGTCTTGTCGAAGAAGGTCGTCGTCGTAAGGATGGCGGCTCACAGATATTGGAAAACAACATGCGGGACGTAAAAGGCTTCAGAGATGGCGGCACACGCGCTGGTAAAAACTACAAGCGCGCGTTAGAAGTGTACAAGATTATGGAAGACGACACCAAGATCGGTGAGCCTATGGAACTGCCGCAGCGCAAGCCGACACGCGCGGAGCGCAACATGCAGGGTGACGCTGACACTGTGATGATGGAAAAACGTCGTGAATATCTTGAGAGAGAAAAAAAGCTCCGCAAGATTTTTCGTAAAGGTCGCGCTAAAGAGCGCAAGGCAAAAGACGGCACGTATATGTCTTGTCGAGGCATGGGTGGTGCGATCCAAGGTAGTAAGTTTACTGGAGTCAAGTAAATGGCGACGTTTCGCACTGGCGCAGATGGCAGGGCTGTAATTAGCTCCGGGAATAGAGTTGGAGCGGGTGGCCTCACGCCTAACGAGCGC